AGTCCAAGTGTATTTGGTAATTTCTTTAGTTACGCTTACAAATTCTGTAGCGCACATCAAATTAATATTGGTCGCAAGACTGTTTGGGATTTTTCTGGCGCAAGCAATCTCAAAGAATTACAAAAAAGATTGCGATCCACCATTATGCTCAGAAGAAAAAAGAAAGATGTGTTAACTGATTTACCAGACAAAGTAAGACAGGTTATTGTACTAGGTAGAGATCATTATGGTCAGGAATTAGAAAAAGAATATGATACTTGGTCAGATGTGATCGCAGAAACATCATCTAATGATATACCTTTTGATAAAATGGCTAGTGTTAGACATCAAATGGCTTTGAAGAAAGTTGATCATGTCGTTGAGCATGTTTCTACTATTGATCACAAAGTTGTAGTGTTTGCTCATCATAAAGATGTCATTGCTGGTATCAAAGAAGGCTTAGAAAAACACGACAAAAAAGTCGTGATCTTAACTGGTGATATGTCAACTAAAGCCAGACAGGTATCAATTGACGAATTTCAGAAAGGTGATGCTGATGTTTTCATAGGAAGCATACAGGCTTCTGGTGTAGGAATTACATTAACAGCATCTAGCCATGTGGTTTTTGCAGAGATGGATTGGGTTCCAGCTAACATGAACCAAGCAGAAGATCGATGTCATCGAATTGGACAAAAGGATTCAGTATTGGTTCAACATATTGTTGTTGATGGATCTATTGATGCTAAATTGGCTGAAACGCTTGTTGGTAAACAGAAAGTTGCTGATAAAAGTCTTGACGATCCAGAACTTGTAAATGTGATTGTTGAAGAAATATCATATGATGCTGGTGAAGTTCAGAAGCTATACAAAGGCAAAAAAGTAAAAGCATTGCCAGCACATGTAGTCAAAGCAATGCAAGAGTGTGTTAAATTGTTAGCAAGATACTGCGATGGTGCTAATGAAGAAGATGGAGCTGGTTTCAACAAGTTCGATGCTTCATTTGGTCACAGCGTAAATCGCATGGATAACTGGTCGATACCAATACAACATGCTGTAAAAGATATGCTCAAGAAGTACAAAAAACAAATGATAGGTGTTTGTGAGCACGAATACATGATAATTTACTCCTAACTTCCAATTACCTTAGTCTTGAAGTATGATGTATTGACTAGGGTAATTTTTTTTGTTTTATCGACAGACCTAGCTGACAAGCCAAGACGATAAAACTTATCACAAAGGAGTGATTATAATGGCAAATTCAACTTTTAGTGGACCAGTCCGATCCAAGGGCGGTTTTAAAGTAATTAACGAAGCTAGTGGTACAGGTGCAATCACTGAAACAGGTTTTTCAGTAAACTCTACTGGACAGCTTATTTCTTTAGGTTGCAGAAAAATACAAACATTCGCAGTAAGTTTAGCTGGTACAAATGCAGCTACTACAACTTATACTGATGCAGATGTACTTGTTGAACTTGGACAGCTTAACGCTGATCATCCAGATGATTTAGTAACAGCTAGTAAATTTTTCATCCATAAAGTAGTAGTTGGTATAACAACAGCAGCAGCAAGTGATGCAAATTCACTAGCAAGTTTACAATTGAGTGCTACTTCTGGTACAGCTACTAATACAGCTATATCTTCTGGAACAGAAATTGTGGGAGCTGGTGTTGCATCATTCAACCCAAGAATTTCTGCTACTGATTCAGTAACAGAAGTTGATATAAATCTTGATGATACTGCTGGGAACTTTCATGTATTCGAGCCAAACATAAGTGCTGCGATTGCGAGTAACAATCTTTATATGTGCGCTGGTGATGCCTGTGATACAGCTTTAACTGCGTTCCGAGCCACTGTTGAGATCGAATACACAGTATATTAAGGGGTAAATTATGGCTAGAATAACTGGTTCAGATGTCAAAGCAGTTCATATAGCTGCTGATACCAATGCTGCTGATAATGTAAGTGTTTCCGCAGCAGAACAAGCAAATACTGATTTTACAATCGGTGGAACAGATACTTCTGGCGGTACTGCAACATTTACAGCAGCAAGAATAATTACTTGCACTACAGCTGGTACTGGAGATAATGGCAAAACTGTTACTATTACTGGTACTGATGTTAATGGCTCTGCACAAACAGAAGTTATTACTTTAACAGGTTCAGCTACTACAACCTCTGGTACTAAATTCTTTAGAACTGTCACAGCAGCAGTAGCTTCTGCACAACCAGCAGCAAATGTTTCAATCGGACATTCAGCAAGTTGTGCAGATGTGATATTCGCTGGTAGATCCAGATTCAGAGGCATTAATGCGGTTTGTAGTGGTACAGCTGGCATACTTGATTTTGTAACTACATCTCCACTTGGTTCAAGTACATTTAAACTAGGCACTGTTGCAAGCGCGACAGCAACTAGAGATATTACAATCCCAGATGAAGGTGTTCTATTTGAATCAGGTATATTTGTTTCATACACTGTAAGCACATTTGGAACGCTTACTGTGTTTCATGCTTAGAAAACTGACTCACCAAATTTTTAGACGGGTTTGGTGAGTCACTTTCTTAACTTGTGAGGTAATATGGCAACATCGAATAGTAAAAATTTTGAACCTGATGTTGGTGAGTTTATAGAGGAAGCATTTGAAAGATGTGGAATCGAGCTGCGCACAGGGTATGATCTGAAATCAGCTCAAAGAAGTTTGAATCTTATGCTTGCTGAGTGGTCGAATCGTGGTTTAAACCAATGGACTGTAGCATCAAAAAGTGTAGCGATGGTTAAAGATACTGTGACTTACAATATCGATACCACTAACGCAACAGCACCCATAGATGTTTTAGATGCATTTATTCGTGAAACAACTAATAGCGTAAACAATGACATACCACTTACTAGAATAAGTAGATCTCAGTATTCTGGACTTGCTAGTAAAGGATCGACATCAAGACCTAATCAATATTTTGTTGATAAACAAAATACACCTACAATTACTGTATATCCAGCACCAGATAAATCTTCAACTTATACTTTAATAATGAACGTGTTGACTAGAATGGATGATGCTGATACTGGAGAGAACACTATGGATATGCCATATCGATTTTATCCATGTCTAGCTGCTGGTTTGGCTTACTACATATCGTTGAAAAGAGCACCTGATAGGACTGGTGTTTTGAAGCAACTCTACGAAGAAGAATTCTTGAGAGCCATGAATACTGACGAGGAGCGCGCCTCATACAGAATCAAGCCTGATTTAAGAAGTTATAACAGAGCATAATGGCTAAATTCTACAGCAACAAAAGATCGACATATGGTATTTGCGATATAACTGGATTCAGATATAACTTATGCGATATGAAAAAAACTTGGAATGGTTTGATGGTAGGACCAGATCAGTTTGATCCCAAGCATCCACAGCTTAGTCCTAGATCAGCACCAAAAGAAGAAACACCATTACCAGATGCAAGAGTAGATACTTCAGATGATAATAACTTTTTTGTGGTATATACTAATGTTGGATTAGGTAAGCTAGGTAAACAATTAACTACTTTTGAATCGACATTCAGTGTAGGAGAGGTTTCGATAACAACATGAGTTGGACTTTAAGCACATTAAAAACAGCAATTGGTGATTATTTGGAATCTAGTGAAACAACATTCACAAATAATCTTGATAATTTTATTAAAGAATCAGAATCAAGAATTTTGAATTTGGTAGAAATTACAGATCAAAGAAAAAATGTACAAGCAACTGGATCATTATCTAATAGGTTCTTAGCGATGCCTACTGATTTTCTGGCTCCAATGAGTTTAGCAGTTGTATCTAGTAGTACATATGATTACTTAGATTTAAAACATCCCAGCTTTATGAGAGAGTATAGTCCAACAATTACCTCAACAGGTAAACCAAAGTATTATTCTCTTTACAGTCAAGAGTCTTTTTCTTTATCACCAGTTCCAGATGCAGCTTACACTTTTGAATTACATTACTTACATAAGCCAGCAAGTCTCACTATAGGTTCTGATAGCGGAACTACAGTTCTTTCAAATGATCATCCAGATGCATTGCTCTATGGAGCATTGACTGAAGGAGCAGTATTCCTAAAAGAAAGCGAACAGACAATTGCAATGTTTGAAAACAGATTTAAAGAAGCAATAGCCAGAATGAAAAACATCTCAGAAGGTCGTGACACCAGAGATGAATATAGGTATGATTCTTTAAGACGTAGAGTGACATAAATAAAAATAGATAGGACAAAAAATGGAGAGAATAGAGTCTTTAGAAGGCAAACGCATAGCTTTGCTTGGGTTAGGCATATCGCAAATAGATTACCTTATAAGTTTGGAAAACTCCAAAGAGTGGGATGAAACTTGGGGTATAAATTCTGTTGCTGGTGCATTGAAATGTGACAGAGTTTTCATGATGGATCCAGCTTCACGTTTCCTAGACAGTGAAGATGCTGGTAAGCAGACAAAGGTAATGAGAAAAATTTTACCTAATATAAAAGTTCCCATATATTCTTGTGAACTTGATGAGCGTGTACCCAGTATTGTTGATTACCCACTTCAAGAAGTATGTAATGCTACGAAATGCGCATATATGAATAATACAGTAGCATATGCATTAGCTTTTGCTATGTGGAATAAAGTTGGTGCTATAGACCTATTTGGTATAGATTTTAGTTATCGTAACGATTTACATTTTGCCGAAGCTGGTCGCGCTTGCGTTGAATTTTGGCTTTGCAAGCTAATGGAATCAGGAATTACAGTAGGTGTATCGCCAAGATCTACAGTTTTAGATGCTGATGTTCCAGCTGATGAAAGACTGTATGGCTATCACAGATTAGACAAACCCTTGGTTGCAATACCTCATAAAGATTCTTGGATTATTGCGCCAAACGATAAGATAGAAGATTTACTGAAAGAACATAATATGGAAATAATTCAAGAAGCTAAACCACCAGAGCCATACAAAGGATGAGTGATGGCTTCATACAACTAGGACAAGTAATGGTTTCAACCACAGAGAATCGTGGACATACACCAGAATTTTGGGCAGAGCAAATTACTAAAAAAATATGTTCTATTAGTGATAATGCACCTGATCATATTAGACAACAAGCACATGCTTTTCAAAATAATGTTTATACTGTAGTATTAAATGGTGTCAAAAGTGCAATTGACAGTGATCGAGTTACCATTCGTGGACTTCTCGATTCGCAAGGGCACACCGACATGGCAGATATTATTAAACAATTAAAATAGAGGTATAAACATGGCTATTACAAGTGCGATAGCAAACTCATTTAAGCAAGAAGTGTTAGTCGAGGCTCACAACCTTACTAATGGCGCAGACAGTATTAAGTTAGCTCTTTTTACATCTAGCGCAACTATGGGTGCTGGAACAACTGCTTATGGAACAGGTCAAGAATCATCAGGGACCAATTACTCTGCTGGTGGTAATGCTTTAACTAATGTTACACCAGCTCTTTCTGGTACTGTAGCAGTAGTTGATTTTGCAGATTTGACTTTTGGTACAGCTACAGTGACAGCTAGAGGTTGTTTGATTTACAACTCAACCAACAGTAACAAAGCAATAGCAGCAATTGACTTTGGAGGGGATAAGACCTCGACTGCTGGTGATTTTACAGTAGTGTTCCCAAGCGCGACTGCTACAGGTGCGATTATCAGATTAGCTTAATTCGTGGTAAACTTTTTACTATAGGAGTTCACTATGCCATTAAGTAAAATTGAGTTTAAAGCTGGTATCAACAAAGAAGAAACTGACTACGCAAACGAGGGTGGTTGGGTTGATGGTAACTTTGTAAGATTTAGAAAAAATCGTGTTGAAAAAATTGGTGGATGGGTAAAAAGCACATCTAATACAATTACTGGTTTGCCCAGAGCTTTACATGCTTGGATAACACTAGCTGGTACAAGGCTTTTGGGTGTTGGATCTACTGTAAAGTATTACATAGAAACTGGTGGTTCATTTAACGATGTAACTCCTGTTCGCGCAACCACGACAAATGGTATTACCTTTGCAGCGACTAATGGCAGTTCAACTATTACTGCTACAGATTCATCTCATGGTGCTATAAAGGGAGATTATGTAACACTATCAGGAGCTGCAACGCTTGGTGGTAACATAACTGCCGATGTTTTAAATCAAGAATATAAAATAGATACTGTACCAAGTACAAATACTTATACATTTACAGCTACAGCTACAGCTAACGCAAGTGACTCAGGCAATGGCGGTGCTGGTGTAGATGGCTCATATCAAATCAATGTAGGATCTGACTTTTATGTCCAAGGCACTGGATGGGGTATCAATGCATGGGGTTTCTTTACCTTTGGATCTGTATCTGCATTGAGTTTTACCAACCAGCTCAGGCTTTGGACACACGACAACTTTGGAGAGGATCTTGTAATAAACCCTAGAGGTGGTGGTATTTTCTACTGGGAAGAAGATAATGGGTTATCAACCAGAGCAGTAAATATAACTTCATTGTCAGGCGCAAATAAAGCTCCAACTGCTGGGTTACAAACTTTGATATCAGAAACTGACAGGCATGTTATTGTTTTGGGCGCAGATCCATTATCTGGTGGCTCAAGAACTGGAGCAATCGATCCCATGTTGATAGCTTTTAGTGATCAAGAATCTGCAACAGAATGGGAAGCATTGAGCACAAACACAGCTGGATCTCTGAGATTATCGAGTGGTTCTGCAATTATAGGTGGTTTAAAAGCAAGACAAGAGATACTTATTTGGACTGATTTAAGTATTTATTCTATGCAATTTATAGGACCACCACTTACATTCGCAGTGAACTTGATAAACGAAGGTGCTGGATTGATAGGACCAAAAGCTGCTGTGAATACACCAAATGGTGTTTACTTTATGTCAAAGAATGGA